TGAATTACTACCTAGCGACCCCAAGCAGGGGCGCTCACTGAGACAACGCCTGAAGTGGCCTACCTAGACTTGGTAAGTGGGCTTACTGACAATCAGGCTTTTAAGGGCTGAGATGCCAGCGGCAACCGCACCGGTAGCTAGAGCTAACAGGGCTGCCTTGCCAGCACTCAGACCGCCATGTTGAAAAGCGTTTAGAACATTGCTAACTCCAGCCAGAAAGACTGGAATAGCTGCCTGATAGAAGGTGTGTAAGGCTCGTTTCGTAGTGTCGTTCATCTTATGCTCCTGTATTAAAGCCACCAGCGAAGTAGTACCAGAGTCCAGCTAGGACACCGATTACCGCACCGTAGTTCTTTAGAAAGTCACCGATTGTTATTGCTATCTGTACCTTTAGGCTATCTAAGATACCACCTAAAAGAATACAGCCTAGCGTCACCACGACAGCCACTACGACTGCTAATATTAGTTTTCTTATCATTTGTTTCTCCTTTTATTTAGCTATGCAGCCAAGCTATTATTGCTGCGATGGCCGCTGCTACAGCTGCTATTATACCACCAACAATCTTCTTCCAGTCACTAGACGGAACAGGTGGAATAGGGGTCGGCTCAGGGGTGGGGGCTGGTGGTGCTGGAGGTGGGTCTGGGTCTACTGGTGGTTTGGGGTCTGGAGCAGGAGGCACAGGTACAGGCTCGGGTGGTGGAACTGGGGCTGGAGGTGGTGGAGGAGGCGCTGGCGTAGCTGGAGCGTGGTAGCCGTACTTCTTAAATACATCTAAGCTAGAAAACCAAGCATCGTGGTCTACATTCCCAGCTATTCCAGGAACAGCCCCTGTAGAGCTGTATTGGTGCATAACGTAGTTACCAGATACAGGCAGGTTGCCCTCTGGATTCATGCCGTACCAAGCCACCCAAGTACCGCACTTAGCCCTTACAGAACTGAAGTCATGGGCGTTTAACCTAGCACCGTTAGTGTAGAACAGAGGCCATACGCCAGTCCTGTCGTGAACCCGGTCTACGAAAGCATTGCACCAGCCTACTGGGTCTGGGTGTTCAATCTCCCAGTCTAGAGCAAGGACATCGTTCTCCTCTAATGGAGACATGGCAGCTACAAAGAAGTCAGCCTCGTTCTGGGGATTACCCCCACCGGCAAAGTGGTAACCACCGACTAACTTACCTGCGGCCTTAGCTCCGTAGTAGTTCTGGTTGGCTTTGCTATCGGTGTAAAGCCCAGCATCACCGCCGGACATTTTAATAATCGCTATGGGGCGGTCTACAGCCGCCCAGTTAATATTTCCTTGATACTGGCTAACGTCTATAGCTTCAATGTGTGCCATGATTCCTCCTTAAATGTTACTACAGTCTCTTAGTTTGAATGTGCTGGCTAGGAAGACCTTGAAGTCGCTTACTTGTTTCTGCTCTTGGGCAGATAGGGGGTGGTTGGGCGGTATGCCTAAGATGTGATTCCACAGCTTCAGTTCGTTACGCCTAAAGTCATTGCCGACTAGGCAGTTCTGGATAAGGACTTCATGGTTGCGGTGGCTGGCGGTGGAGGCTTGGAGAGCAATCAGAGCGGCGGCAAAGACGGTAGCGATGAGCGCCCCTAAGATAAAACTCCTAACCGATATTCTGCTGAAAAATGTCATTTGATGCTCCTTAGCACGATAGCATTGGCGATGCCGTAAAGAAAGGCAGTCAGGATAAGTCCGACCACTACGGCTTTAGCGTTTAGATTGCTGGTAGCCTTACTGCCGTCATCTGTCGCCTTCTGGAGTTGCAGGGCGAGGTCGTTATAACGGCCTTCAAGTCTAGTCAGCCGTCCGGCCTCAAGGTTATCAAACTTGCTCTCCAGCCGTCCGAGGTTCTGGTTGAAACCCCCCACCGCTATCTGTAAGTCCTGCTTGGCCTCCAAACGCACCGCCTCAAAACGGTTGAGGATGTCGTTGTTGGTGACTTGTTTCCCGTTAGCCACGCCTCGCCCCAATCAAGCCTTGTAAGTGTTGGATAGCTTCCCACATATCAGGTTGCCGATACTAGGAAGCCTTGGAAGTTAGCCGTACTTGAAGTTACGTTAATCCCTAGAGTTGTATCCCCATATAGCATGACTTGAATAGTGTCACTACTAGCAAGTTGAAGAAGTGCTGAACCTACTGTAATATTTCCTGCATTGGCCGACCAACCGGCACTACCCGAAGCCACTGTCGTACTCGTACCATTTTTAGTCAAATTGGCTTGCCAGTTGTGGCTACCGCTTCCTTGGCTGGTCTGTAAATACCAGCTAAATTGGTAGAAACCGGCAATCGGGGCGGTGAACTGGCCTGTAGAAGTTGAATAATTCGTCCCAGTATCAAAGTTTTTAGTATCAAATGTAACTAGAGCGAACGCCCCATTACCAGAGTTAGCTGCGGCATTTCTATAAACACTGAACTTATAAGGGTTGGAGAGGTTCTGAGTGCCGACCGCCCCAGCCGCTAGAGCCGTGCCATTCTGTAACACCTCAAACATACCAGCCGTGGTGTCCATTCGCACTGTCGCCCCAGAGCTGTGGGATTGAGCGGTACTGTCATCTACACCCCGTCCGTTTAACGCTGAAGTACAGACCACTGCACTACCCGTCTTACTCGTATAGTAAATTACCTCCCAGGCCGTGGAACTGTCCGGCTCAATTACTAGAAAGCCCTCACTAGGGGTAGGTACGGAAGTTAGCGGTATAGTGGTATCACTAGATGTGATACTACTGGATAGAGTGGTGCTGAACTTATTTTGCCATCCGAGCGCAGAAGTTGCGGTTTGATTAGACATAGAGATGTTGGTTTAGCGTATCTTTAACCATACTTTACCTTGATTCTACGGCCTTTGGCAACCCCTAACTTCGGTGCTTTGAACTTGGCCTTTTTAGTGGAGAGGGAGACCTTAGGCATCTTACCGGCTTTAACGGCTTTAGGTTTAGGCGGCAACTTCACCTTCAGGCTGGCTACTTTAGCTGTTCTGCCACCGCTACTACCACCTCCTCCTCCCTTGAACTTAGATTTTGCGACTAGCCCTTTATCCACTAATTGCTTATCCAGACCCCTTAATTGGTTTACTTCGTCTGGGGAGGCTTGATTGACGTAAGCTTTGAAGTCAGTACTTTTTAATCCATAAGCTTGGATAGTGTTCTTATCAAAGTTCTTATATATTTGGGCTTGGGCGACGCCCTTAGCATCTTTGAAGGCATCCACCTTCTTACCCTGCTGTAACTCCTGTTGGATTTTAAGGTTTTGGTCTTTGATGAACTTATCTGGGTTGTTGAGTTGGACATTCTTTCTGGCCTTAGCTGTCATTCCCTGGAATCTAGCTAATTCATCTGGATTAGTGGCTTTCAGTTCACGTTGGGTCATCTTAGACACATTACCTTTAGCACTCAGTGTAGTGCCTGGAGGCAGTTGCCCAGTAGCCTTGGCTTGGGCAGTCTTTGAAGCATTGGTCTGCTTAGGTGGAAATACTGCTTTGGAAATCCTACTTCCAGCAAATGGTACCAACCCTAGTCCATATTTCTCCAGTTGCTGCGGTTTACCATTCAAAGCTTTCTGGGTACGTTCGGCTAAATCAACTGCTTCACCAGCCATCGGTGCTGCTACACCAGCTAGAGCTTTAGGCAAATCACGTTTACCATATCTGGCTAACTGTAAGCCTACTTCCCCTGGTATCCCACCTAACGCCCCTGCTGTGTCCATAGCAATACCGCCAATCCCCTCTTTATTGCCGGAGATTTGGTTTTTAATGGCGATTGTGCCACCAGCTACAGGTGCGGAAACAGCCAGAAACCTCGTCAGAGGCATCAGATTGCCTTTAGCGGCCTCTTTCAGCACTCGGTCATACACAAAGCCTGTTTGGCGATAGCCATAGGCTGTGCGGTACTGACCGATAGTCTTACCGATTGGGGTCTCAGCAGATATAGGGGTCTTGGCTCTTGAAGCCCCGAACATGGTACGGGTAACACCACCTCTGGCAGCCTGTACTTCCTGCTCTGGAGTCAAGGTTTTGCCTATATCACCAGTTACACCTAGTTTCTGTAGTTCAGCAGTATTGCCCTTCTTGGCTAAGAAACGGGCATAATTACGATAGGTCAGGGCTGTTACTGAACGATTGACTTTCATAACTTGGTTCAGTAATGGTGCAGTCCCTTTACTCATCAACCCCTTAACAGAGGTGTATTGGTTCTGATAGGCATGGAGTTCTTGGGGATTGATAACGCCAGTTTTGGCTACGAAATCAGCGTGGTCGGGGTTGTGGCGTAGGAATTGCCCCCAACCATGCAGAGTTCGGGCTACACCAGTATCTACGGCTGTGTTAGAGGTCTGTCCGGCGTGGGAAATGAAAGCCTTACCCAGTCTAGCGAATCCGAATACTCCCCTAGCCTTTTCCAGAGTTTTTGCCCCTGTCCCGTCAGACTTAGCATTATGCAGATAGTTACCAGCGGCTTTTTGGGCGGCTTGTACATCGCCTCCTTCTAAACGAATATTGGTCAGAAGACGATTGGCAATCCCGTTATCTATTCCGAAATGTCTGGATTCAGCCACACGCTTAGAGACATTATCTAGGTAGTTATAAAGGGTAGCTTTGTCTTTGGAATAACCTGGTAAGTTAGTCATGCGAGCATTTTCAAAGTTACCAAACCAGTTAGGACGCCTCGCATTAGCTTTGGCCTCATCACGGAATAACTGGATAGCTTCTTGATGATTGAGTTGGTTGGTGTTCATCAAATGCTGGATTGCGGAATCATACTGCGAGCCTTTTTCTTTCCAGAAGCTTTGTGGGTAGTTATGAGGCATATAGTTCCTGCGCTCTCCGACTGGTAGGGCTTGTTCTTGACCATGCTGGATTGCCTGCTTCATAACAGTCTTTAATTCTTTAGCACCTTGTCGGGCAACTGGTGAAGCCTCGGACGGTTTTAATTTGCCCTCCTGAATGTCCCAAGCTTGCTGAAAGTCTTTATTGCCCATCTTCTGAATTGTAGGCATGTGGTACATATAGCCAGCTCGCAAGGCTTGTTTGTCGCCCTCAGTCTTAACAATCTGGTCGGCTAAAGCATGGCTGCTGGCCGTGTTGATTTTCCTAAGTACGGTTAGTTTAGAGCCGAGTGCTTTGACCGCACCATTAAGTTGGTTGACAGGTAAAAGTCCGCCTTCACGATAATCTGCAAGTTTTGGAATGTCCGGCGTGGTTGGAGGTAAATGGATAAGCCCTTTATTAACCAAAGCATTATCTTCTGGCGAAAGACCTTTGTTAAGGTTAGTGGCTACTCGGCCAGGAGTGGTATTCAAAATGTCGGCAGATTGGACATTAGCTGGAGTCGGTTGAGCCGCCAATTCCTTAGTCATCTTGGCTTGGTCAGCTTTACTGAAAGCACCTTTATTTAGGTTGGGACCACTTCCCTGCCCCGCCTTGACACCATTTATTTTAGATGTCGTAGGTGTTAGGGGGGTTTTAGGATACTCAGCAGGGGAGTTGGCTTCTACATCTCTACCAACACCACCTATTTCATTTAATGGGGTTATTCTAGGTTTGGATTGTTCTGCTATTTTGGCTTGGGCGAAATCGGCACTTACTGGTTTAGCACTACTATTAGACCTACTTACCTCAAAATATTTACCATCGGGTGTTTTCACATATCCTGTATCTGAAGTATGCCCACCAGTTCCTAAATTGTCTGCAATTCTTTGTGCGCCAAACTTAAACTGTTCTTTCGGAGTACCAGCATAACCCATATCTACAGCTTTACCATTGTAGAAAACTGTATGGGTAGGCTGATTATTTATGCCGCCCACTTCATTTAATTGTTTTAGCTGCGCTCGTACCGCATTTGCCTTACCAGAGATTGTGGTGATACCATTACCAGATGAATAGTGAAGATTTTGTTTCGGTCCGAATGGTAGTCGGAGTTTTCCTGCTTGGTCTAATGGTTTCAGCCCTTGTACTGCTTTGGCCACGCTAGGCAGTTCTTTACCAACGGCTTTAACACCCGTTCCAATACCCTCAGCCACCTTACCAACAAGGGGTAGGTAGGTTGAGGCTTGGACACCGGCTGCTAGTGGTGCTAGTCCCGGATGTTGACCATGCAAGGAGCTTTGATAGGTCTGGCCTATTTCATGGGGGGTCGGCAGTAGTTCCTGTCTCAATATCTGGGCGGTTTCTATAGGTAGCTGTAGTTTCTGTCCCAGTTTTTGTTGTACTTGCTGGACTACGCTAGGGTGCTGTTGCTGTTCTAAAAAAGCGTTACGGGCTGGGGTTTGGGTTCGGACGGTCGGGCTTTGGTTGAAGGTCTGGTTGGCCATGTGCAGGATTTGGGGGGTAGCCACATGGACAGGTAAGGGTGGTGGGGCAGGCATTGGGTGAGGCGCTTGCAGGACGGGATTATTGGCAGCGTGGACTTGTAGGGCGTTAGTCAGCTGCTGGACATTGACACGAGGCTGGGGCTTGGCTTGTGGCTGGGCTGGGTGTGAGTAAGTAGCCCCGTGGTCAAACGGGTTAATCTGAGCGAAAACCCTGCCCAAAAGGGACATTGTTTATGCTCCTTGGCCGCTCAGAAGCTTCTGATAATAGTCTTGATAATATGCAGGGTCAGCACCCGGTGTGGATTTAATCAGACCTTGGGCGATGGTGTTCTGGGCGGATTGGGGGACACTGGATTTAAGCAGTTGCTGGAGTTTGCTCTGTAGCTGTGAAGCACCTTGGTTGACAGCAGGAGCATACTGAGCCAGCTGGTTGATGTAATCTTGGTTAGTGCCTAGTCCGGCGGATTGGGCTTGGATTTGTGGCAGGGCGCTACCCAGCTGGTTATCTAGGTTCTGTAAGTCAGCTGAACTATATTGCCCGACATTAGGCAAATACTGGTTGTATTGCTGCATGGCGGCGTTGGCTTGGGCTTTCTGGCCGCCCACATACTGTCCGATAGAAGCCAACTTGCTAGTCCTGTCTTGGTTGATGGAGTCAAGGTTGGTGTTATAGACGTTCTTGTTGGAGTCTAGGGCGTTACCTAAGAATGAGCTGGCACCCACGCCATTAGCCCCATAGACACCGGAAGTTTGGTTATTGGTGTCGCCGTAGCTTTGGTTCAGTCCCTTAATCTGGGTGTCATAGTTCTGGTTGTACTGGTTGACTTGGTCATTGGCGACACGGTCATAGTTACCTAATAAGGACTGGTAAGCCCCTTGGATAGCTGCGATACGGCTACGCACCTCATTCTGCATGGCAGCACTACCATAGGCTCCGGCTGCCCCTCCAGCTCCGCCCCCACCGGCTACATTACCATAGGGGTCATAGGCTAATTGGGCGCTAGTTTGGGGGGAGTGGCCTGAAGCAGTCAGGTGAGGTACAGGATGGCCGTAAGCACCTGGTCCGGTAAAAGCTGGGTTGCTGGAACTTAGGATACCGCCGGGATTAGATAAGGCGACGTTGGGGTTGGTGATGTTATGGCCGAGATTGGTTAGCTGTTTATTACCAGTAAGGGCGCCTGCGGCTTTGGCTACGCCACCGATAGGCTGGGCGACAACATGGACAGCCGAATGATAAAGGTTACTGAGAGCTGACATTTTTTCATATTAGGCCTATCTGTTAGCGTATCTTTGGTTTTATGATACCACAACTATTCAAATAAAATAGCTCGGTTGGGGATGAACTGGTTACAGTAGGCGTTGAAGTCATCGGTCAGCACATAGGGCGGAACAAGGGTGCAGGCAGTGGAATTACGTTCATCTGCCAGTACAGCATCGCTGCCGACATATCCGGCCGTGATACGCTGGAACTCGGAATCTTGGTTATAGAAATCATTTAGGGTAGTTGTCAGTTGCGACTGGCTGGTCACCGGTAACTGGCTCCAGAAGTAGTGCATGAACTCATAGGCTACTGTGTTCAATTCTTGTGACTTTTCCTGCCCGGACTTGACCTTAATATTATTAGGCGCTGTGAAACTACCGACCACGACATCACTAGGTGATACATCACTGGCGGATAACTGGTCGGCGAAACTTAGGTTGACGTTAGAGGTGTCTATACCCAGTTGCTGGGCATCGGCTAACAGGATAGGGTCTTGAGTGAGTGGCTTGGCAACGCCATTAGGCGTAGTCAGGTGCGGATAGCTACTCAATCCTACTGCTGCCCCGCCCACAAAAACCACGAAAACCAAGACGATTACTAAGATGATTTTCAGTAGCTTTTTCACGCTTGGGAGTATAGCACACTGTTAAAATTAAGTCAATACCTGTATCAGTTCACCTTCAGCGAAGATGGGAAGATGAAAGCGGAATAGGCTCGGTAGCGGAACTTAACCCCAAGGACAATAAAGGTCTGGTTGATGATGCCGTTGCTGACCTGGACTTTGATGGAACGGGACTTGGTGTTTATTCGGAACCTGTAAGGTATGTTGGTAGAAGCTGTCGTTACGCCTGTACTAGAGGTGCTGACCGTGCCACCGAGCCGGTCGCCACCGCCGAGGATGTTGGTAGCTAGGCCACCCGTGGTGGAAGAAGAAACGGTCGTGGTCTTGAGGATATTGCCGTTGTCGGTATAGAAGGTGACAGTAATAGTACCGACCAGTTGTCTAAATAGGATGTCACAAGTCACCCAGCGCTTATAAAGGCTGAAGTTGCCAAGGTCAAACGCCTTAGATGTCCATTGGGCGGAGATGGCCGACCCGTTAGAGTCATAGTTAGTAGTGAATTTATAGACATTGGCTGAACTGGCCGAGGTGAAATAGATGGTGTCGGTGTTGGTAGAGTCGGTGTAGACGGTGAAACACTCCGGCTGGATATGGGTCAGTTTAGAGAAGGCTTGGAAGCGGCGGTCATAGGTTAGCGTGACGTTGTTAGCCGTAACACCGCCGGAAGGAATGCCCAAGTAATAGACATACTGGTTGAACAGGGCAGTAGCGTTGGTGTAGTTAGTCGGGTTGATGACCTCTATCTCAGGGTGGATTCGGGCTGACAGTTCGTTAGTACGGATGACATTGAAGTAGTTAGGCTCGTTGCCGAGGACGAAGATACCGTTACGGGTCAGGAAGAAGCAGTCGTTCTCCACGTTGTCTATGGAGCGGTGTGACACGCAGCCGTAGGACTTGGAAACGGGCGAGACAGTCGCCCCGGTTGAAGCGTTAAGAGTCAGTTGGTAGATGGAGCGTTCCTTGAAGACAATCAGGACGTCTTGGAACTTAGCCAGTCCGGTAATCTTATCGCCGTCAAACTTGTTGATATCCACTACGTTGGCGTTGGCATTGCCGGTAGCGTCAGAGCTGAAAGCAGTCGCACCAGGTACGTTCGGACCGCCGGAATCGGCGTCGTTACTGTTATCCGGCTGGGGTTGTGTACCACCGGTGGTTACAGTGAACTCGCTGGCATCTGTGGTCTTAGAGATATACAGGCGGTTAGGCTGCCCGTCCACCCCAGCTACGAAGTGCCGCCCTTGGTAGAATATACCGAACTTGGCTTTGGGGGCGTGGCCGTTTCTAGTCAGCGTCCCACCGGAGGCAATCTTAGCGATGGCACTGGTACCGTCAAAAACATACATGGCACCGTTGGCTTGGTTGAAGTTTATCTGAGCCGAGGAGCTGAAACTGGCACCTGATACGCTAGTCCAAGTAGTACCGCTAAGGAACTTCAGAGCCGTGCCATCTACCGTGTAAAGTAGTTTATTAGAAGCAATGGTGTCGGAGAAGTAGGCCAGACCTCTGGGGTTGTTACTCAGACCCGTCCCAACATTGGTAAAGCCATAGGACTTGGCAGCCGCCCCGCTCTCCACGAACATGATATTCTCTAGTGAAGTGGATTCCTTGTCATCAACCAAGTTATCTGAGATGAGATTGTTCAGACCTTTTGATGGATTTAGGACAACCAGCTCGGCGTAGGCAGTCCGGCCGCCACGCTTTTGGGGAATCGTCTGTGCCATGGTTAGGCTCCCGACCAGTTTACCCCAGTATCATCTATGTCACCGATATTGGTGTAGTTCAGCTCGTGCAGGGTACGGCCTCTCACAGCTGGTTTGCTGCGGTTATACTGGGCGATGACTTCCTCTAATTCCATTTGGAACAGGTATTCTTCTTGGGCGATGTCGGCTTGGGGGTCTTCAGCTTGGCGCACATAGGTCAGCGCCCCTCTAGCGAGAGCCATACTGGAGGGGAAGGGCGTAGCGATGGAAGCATTGATAACTGGTGTTACATTCTCGTAGAAAAGGGTCAGCGTAGAGGAGGTAGTTTCGTTGGTATTGAGCTTATAAGTGCCTTCATATCCCGTCAGCCAGTAACGGAACGACCCAGCGCTGAACTTATCCTGGTCCTTATAGGGTATCTGGACAAAGACGTTGTCAGCCCCAGCCCCCGTACCTTTGATACGGACGTCTAAGATGCTGTCCTGATGCACTGTGGTAGGCAAGGAGGCGATTCCGCCCACCAGAGCTATAGTTGCCGTAGATTTGCTGAAAGGCCAGTCATAGGCCCTGTAAACACGCTCTAAGGCCCTTTGGATAAAGGCTTGGCGGTCTTCCGTGCCAGAACTAGGTACACTGGTTTCCCCTAAGAGATACGATAAATCCTGCATAACTGAGGTTTGAGTGACAGACATTACGCCACGCTCCGGGTATTATATTCTGGGAAGGCTTTGAACATCTTGGCGGCATTATTCTTGTCGCTGAAGGCTCTTGGGTCGGATTTCATAATGGCGTAGTAAGCGCCGTGCGGGAAGGCTAGGGCGTTTCTGAAAGTCTTATCAGCTCTTTCTGACTTAGTGACACCTATAGCCCGGCCGTGCTTGTCTACCTGTTCTCTAAGCATGGCGTTCTCCTTGATGACTGCCCGGTATTCCCGGCGATTACGCTCCGACAGGTTCAGGTATAACAGGTCGTGGGCAGCTCGCCAGCGTTTCGGCCCAGGCGGGTGTTTCAATATCTCATCAATCACCTTGTTAAAGGTCTTGTAGGCTTCGGATACGGCGTCAACTTGCTTCATGGGTTCACCCAACTGTTAGAAGGATAATCATAACGGTACAGCTTGCCGTCATCACCCAAACCGACCGTGGAACTACCCGATGGTACGACTTGGATTATGGTGACGTCGTCTGGTTTCATATTTTCTCCAAGGGTGGCAGCCAAATTACCACCACCCTGCATTTGTTTGTTACTGGAGGTTGAACGCTTGGAAGCTTGACTTCTCGTTCAAGGCTTCAAGGGTCAACTCACCAACAATCATTCCCTTGCTGGAGTAACCAGTCCTTGGGATTTCTTGGTAGTGAGGCTCATCCAGGTGAGCAACTGCCCACTTGTCCTGTTGTAGACCAATGACGTTCAGGTTAGTGTCGTCAGAGTTCTGTACCCAACGGTGTTTGTGGATGTTGACACGGCCGAAGTCTGAGTCATATACATTTATGACGTTGTTGACTGAGCTGGTCGTGGCGTCTACGAAACGGGTGTTGGTGTTGGTGAAACCGCTGATGCGCCGCTTCAACCTAGCACCGACGTAGACGTTATCCACGATACCGCCGTTTGTCCAGGCGTTCTGGAAGTAGTCGTTCAGGATTGACTCGCTGAGCGATACGGAAGCCTGGTTGGTGGTCAGGGTGGTTATCTGCGCCCGTACACCAGCCATCTGGCGGGCTGCGGAAGCTGAGGTGTTACCGGAAGCCAGAGAGTTTCTGACGATGGAGAACTCAGCGTTACGACGCCATTCAAGCAGCGCCTTCTGCATTTCGTAGGTGTAGCGGTCTTTGAAACCAGCTGTGTTACTGTTGCGTTCACTGTCGGTAATCTGGAACTCGGCAGAGATAATCTGCGTGTAGTTCGCTTTACGGACAGGGTTGGTCCTAGCGGCGAAAGCCGGGTCAAACCCTTCGTTCTGGCCTGCGCCAGTCACGGTAGCTAGGGTGTCAGTCAACCATTGGTGGTAAGGTTGGCTGGCTTTGTGTTTCTGAAGGCCGACATAGAGTTGGTCTTCTTCGGGGTCAATGTTGACGATAAGGTCAAGCAAATCTTCCCGAACCGCCGGGTCGTTTACTGTAATAGCAAGTGCCATTGTTTATTCTTCTTTCTGCAATGTCCTATTCCCAGCCCAAAAAGTTCCTTAACAATTTGTTAGCGGCTTCGGTACGGACTTGCGCATTAGGGTTTTTAAGGTTACTGCGGGCCTGCGTCAAGGAGTCTGCTGCGTCATTGGAGGTGCGTCCGGCTGTTTCCAACTGAGCCGACTTTTGGACGACGGTGTTGGTGGTGGCCTGCTGCATGCCTGCTGACTTAGCGCTGCCTATTCGCTTAAAGAGTTTATCTGCTACCTGAGCTGGAGTGGGCAACTTGACGCTGTTAGGGTCGTTGGAACGGCTCAACAGGTCGGTCGCTTCGCCAATCCGTGCCTGGTGGACGAGATTGTGTAGCTCTTTGTCGTTTTTAAGGTCCGGATACTTGCTGTAGGCTTTATCCCACAGGCGTTTCTCTTGCTCGTTTTCAGCGTACATGCGCTGGGCCTGAGCTACGGCGTTCTGTTCGGCTTGGGCGATACGTTGGTTAATCGCACCTGCCAGTTGGTTCGGGTCAATCAGGCCGTTCTCGTCAGCTGGCAGCTGGGAGAAGTCAATGGGCGGGACTGGTGTAGGAGCCTGGTATGTTAGTGCTTCTTCCTCGTCATCATCACCATCTTCCGTAGGCGCATCCGTGCTTGTAGGCGGTTGAGCGGTCTGCTCGGTTGCCTCGGATGCCTGCTCGTCTGGAGCAGCTGTTTGGGTTTCTACTTCGGCCGGTGCCTCGGTAGGGGGCGTATTTTCGGGTGGTGCAACGGCTGTTGCTTCTTCCGTGGGCGTATCTGTTGTTGGTGTTGTGGTTGGTTCCACTGCTTATCTCCTTGTATATTAATCGGCTTATATCACTGTTGTCAATCTTTCGCTATCAATCTCCCTAAGTTACAGTTTCGTATAACACAGACCTCGGCATAGTAATCGTTGGTCTCGTCATCTGGGTCTCTCTGGTAAACATGGTCATGGTTGGTGTCGTACATCGGCTTGAGGTCTTTCTTATGGATGCGCTCCACGACTTCGTGGCGGCTGTCTAACGGCTCTTTGAGTTTCTCCTCGTCAGATTTCACGCTCATCGTCCATCGCTTTCTGGTATTTGGCAAGCTTCTTGGCTTGTTTCTTAGCCTGTTGGCCGGTATGTTTGAAGTTCTCAGGAGTCTCAATCATCAGTTTCATGCCCTGAATCATGCCTCGCAACACCCAGTCTTCCTTATCACTGGCAATCTTACCGCTCAGGATACGCTCGGTATATTCCTCAATGGTGGGCTTGACGACGTTCTCAACGTACCACTGGTACTCGGGTATATTGGTAAAGACCTCAATCTTACGGCCGTCCTCTATCTGATGGGCATAACGGATTTTAGCTTCTTTAATTTCATCCATTCTTTTTCTTCTTTCTTCCGGTTACTCGGCTGACGGCTTTCTGGACGGGATTCTGGGGCTGGCTGGCCTGGTGCTGGAACTCGGCAGCGGCCTTCATCTGGTCAAACTGCTGCTGATGGGCTTGTAACTGTAGTTGGGCTTCCTTGATTTGCTGGTCGTGGGCTTGCTTGGCCTCAGCCAGAGTCATCTTATGGGCGGATTGGGCTTCTTTAAGCTGGCTGGCTTGGTGGGAGTCTACGGCCTTCAGAACGTGGTCAGGCGTTACTTGGGTCGGGTCGGGTGTTCCGGGGGGAATGCTGCCAGGGCCTTCGCTGGGCGGTGCGCCACCAGGGCCGGTCTGTTTAGCAGCAAAGACATCACCTTGGACTGGTTGTTCAGAGGCTCGTTCTGGGGCAGGTTGGATACCACTACGCTGGAGTAGCTGGGCAGCCTCACTACCGTATAGCTGGTTGAGGTCAATCTGCCACTTCTCGTTAGGCATGATAAACGGTGTCTGGGAGGCTTGGATGGCCTGCTGGACGTCCTGTTCGGGCAAGATATATTTGTCAGCTTGGCTACGTCCCATCAACAGGGCATAGTCTTGGAAGATGTTAGCGAAGTCCAGGTAGAGAGGGGAAGTGGCAAACCTAGTGGCTTGGGACTGCTCTACCGAGGCTTGGTGTAACTGCTGGAGTTCCTGTAGGAATAAGGTTTCCCGCTGCATTTTCTCATCCTGCGAGGCTGGGTCCATGGAGGCTTCGTCAATCGTCAGCTCCATATCGCCTTGCATATCTTTTGGCGAGACTCTCATTGGCACTTTGCGTCCCTTGACGGTAACGGAGATGTCCACCGGCTGGTCCATGAACTGCTGATTGTTGGACAGCCACATCCGGCCTATCTGCACGATGGATTGGGAGAAGTTCTGGCGCATGAAGGTGACGACATCGCCAGCCGCTTCCTGTAATTTGACGATGCCGGTAGCCGTACCCTTGGTCTTGTCAGTCTGGTCGTTAGGTAGCCCGGCGGCGTACTGCGAGATGGTGACCCCCTCTACGGCCGAATCAAGGTGGTTTAAGATGGTCTCCATGGCACGAGGGTCAGGCATGGCGTGTTTGAACTGGGTAGGAGGTGTCTCGCCCCTAAAAGTAATGGTGCCGCCGGGTTCAACTATATAGTCATTGACGTTACTGTTCTCTTTAACCATCAACATGGAGTTCTCAGCTAAGTTCCACTGGTCTAGGAAGTGGTTATAGACATCGTTATAGGCACTCTGGAGGCGGTAGGTGGTCTCGTAGATACCCTCGCCCCAGAAATCAAAGGGGCGCTTCTTAACATGAAACTTAACGAGGGGGTACTTGCCGAACCAGTAGGGGTTCTTACGCTCTAGGAGAGGCACCCAGCCGCTGGGGCCGCTGTCGGTGGACTGGCTCTCAGCGAAGGTCTGGATAGTGTCGCCCTCATAACATTCGTAGACCTTGACCCTATCTATGGTGTCGTCCTTGCGGTTCTGGGTGGAAGTCAGGCGGTTACGGGAGAAGTTATAGGCCGTGAAGTCGTCGTCATAGGCGTCATTACCGCTCAGTTGGTCAAGGTTGTTATAAATGCCAGCGTCTTTCAGCTCCTTCATGGTCTTATACTCCTTGATGATTATCCATGGGGCGTTATAGAGGTCGGTGGCGGCCGGGCTGACTAGGACGTTGAAGATGTTGACCGGCTCTACGTCGTTATAGGAAATCTTCTTGGTGGTTTTCTTCTCTTTAGACAGGTCGGCGTTGCCCTCGGCATCTATCTCCCGCTCGTAACGCTTGTCCTCGTCCACGCACCACTTGACCTTTACAAGTCCTGTTCCAGTGACAACAGCATCCAGTAAAGGAGCAAACAATTTATCACGCATAGAATTATCAAGGTAAGGATTCTCAAAATCATATTCCAACTTCCTCTGGGCTTTCATGGCTTTCTCGTCTATGTCGTCCAAACCTTCTTCGGGATTGGAGACCCGCACTTGGAAGCCAGGCTTAATCGCCAGGAACTTGGAAACCAACGCCCAGGTCTGGCGGGCTAGGACAGGAACATACACCTTGGAACGCCAAGGAGCCGGAATCGTCCCCATGACGGTGTAGAGGGAGTCGTACCAGTTGGAAAAACGCTTGAACAGCTTGGCCTGCTGGCCGACCGCCAACTTAGCTCGCTCCTCCCAGACCTCTGCTTTAGTAAATGTAGTTTTTTTTGCCATTAAAGTTTTTAAGGCGTATATGGTGTAAGTTTAGCATATTATATCCCTGCCCCTAGTGTCGGCAAGGTATGCGAAACCGTCTGGATTAGGGGTAGACAACTGACGATACCCCAAGCCACATTCACAGTAGTCGGACTGGTGGCCGGGGTTATTTTCATGCTGATGGTATCGCCGTTAGCGGTCGTGTCGCTATGGGTGCTATCGTTACCGTCTTGGCTGGCTGAGGACATAGTAACTGTCAAAGTACCGGTAGCAGTGTTATAAGCCGGTTGGTATTGGAACGTCCCAGCTGATAACACACTTTCTTCATGGACATACAGCTTTTTCCAAGTCGCAGCTAGGGTAAGCGCTGATACTGTACCTTCCGTGGCAGTATAGGCAGCGCCACTGGTAGCCAAGGTGTCAAAGCGGGCAGCCGTATTTATCTGGTTGGCTAGACTGCCGTAGGTATGGATACTCTCGCCGTTAACTGTCGGGTCAAACTCAGCAGATACAGCAGCAATCTTGGTGGCCGGTGCGCCTTGCTGGACTTCCACCTTCCAGTAGACCCTGTCACCAGCCACCACCGCTACGGCATGTCCGGCATTGGTGTCATTACCGGTGGCGGAAGCGTTGACCGTCACTACGAGCGAGGTGGCAACACCGTTCTTATAAAGGGTGAAGTTAAGCCCCGTAGAAGCGTTAAGGGCGGAGTTCAGCGAAACATAGGCGTTGACGAACGTACCCCCTGTCGGAACGACCGATTCCACATTAGTACCAGCCGTAGCATCAAAGTCGCTGCCCTGTACCGGGATATAGACTGGGAAGGTCGTACCCATCGCAGCAGCGGTGTTAGCCAGTACCATTGATTGGTTCGGCCCGCAGATAGCCCCCAGCGCCCACCTAATCTTACCGGTTGAGGTCGTCGTGCCGGAAGCAGACGTGCCGACGGCGAACTGGTCGCCGGCAGCGAACGTCACGGTATTAGTCAGGTCGCTGTTATTAGCCACGCCGGTCGCTAGGGTTGTAGTGATTGCCTGGGCAGTCGGTGTCCCGGCCACGCTCTTAAATAGCTGGTAGGTACGGGATTGGCCTAAAGCGTCAGCCGTGTCCTGCTTGACATAAAACTTACTGAACGTCCCGGCGCAGGGCATGACATTCCACGCCCCAGACGACACCATAGACGTACCGAAATTAGTGCCAGCAGCGTAGATACTTGAGTATTTCTGGGTAGTGGCAGTCTGGGCTGCCGTCTCATTGGCGATGATATTAGTCACCATGTTAGGACCAGTTGGGTCAACGAAAGCGGCGCAAATCATAGACCAAGGTGCGCTTGTACTCTGGGTAGGAGTGAAAGCATATGAACCAATGGCAGTAACATCCATTTCTTCCATCACGGCAGCCCCTATCTTACTGGCATCCTGAGCCTGTTGAACGATAGAATAACCTGTACTTGCCGTAAAAGTATCGGTTGCAGTATTCGCAAATGCCCCGCCGAAACCGATTATCACTTCATCAGCAAAATGGGTAGTGGGGGTAAACCCTGAATTAAGGGCTGTTCCAGTGCTATCATTGCTGAACGCATAGACATCAAAAGGCGAAGCAGTCAGGTTCTGGTATTCGGCGGCGATTAAAATGACAGAGCTGACCTGTGCACCCCCTGACGTACTGTTAATATAAGTAATCGTGAGGTTGCCACCAACATTATTAGCTTTGTAATACAAACTGGAAAGTCCACGTTGGGCAACATCTCTGGTATATCCTTGTATCTGGACAGTAGAATAATTACCAGAGTTTACGTTATCGCTCATTGCCTCTACATCTAATGCCCAGCCATTTCCACCATTATTATTAGTGGCAAAAACACCAACTATAATAGTATTTCCCACTACTGTGCCATTGAGGGTTATGGTTTGGCTTACGGAAGTACTATTAGGATTAGAAACCGCCGTAGTGGACTGGACTAAGTAAGTAGGCATCTAACTGCCTATCTTCGGACCGCAGACTTCTAACTTAGAGCCATGCGCCAACGGGTTGGTATCGTCAAAGCTAGTGGCAGGAGCAGGAACTTTGGCTATCAAACCAAGATTATTTTGGTTATTTGACTGCCACACCCTATAAACCAGATAATTACGAGCGCCTGACACTGGTTGCCATAACACTCTAAGGAAATCGTCTGGGCCTTGAGCGCTAACTTGAACATTTATACCGACTGTATGAGCATTAGAAGCTTGGCCTAACGGGTTGACAGCTATTACCGCATATTGGGTATTACCGGCTTCAAAATTACCATTTATCTGCATTCCGAAATTAACATCTTGTAATGTTCCGCATACCCTTGTCGCCCCAACATGAGCAGATATTCCTATGACGCTTGCTAAGATTACCAATGATATTAGTAGTCTTTTCATATTTACGCCCCTGTATAGCCAGATATAGAAACGTATTGGGTGGTGGAAGCGGTCGCAGCAGTGAAGCCGACAGCCTTGTTGGCGGTCACTACTAAGGGGTTGGGGAAAGTGATATTTGAGCCACCGCCAGAAGGATTAACCATCTGCCACAGCGTTGTCGGTGTACCGGCTGGGTCTATCTGAATGGTTACCAGTGAACCGGCAGTACCAGTGTTTACTACGGAAATAGCTGTTATATATATTTTAATACCAGCACCTTGAGCAGAAATAACTGAGACAGCAGAAGTACCGGTAGCGCTTCCCCAGTTAGATATAAACAATTCAGGCAGGGCATAGGGCAAGGCGACTAACTTACCAGCCTTGTCAGCTACCAATGAAGCATAGTTACCATTAGTGTTAGATGCAATGTCGCTGGTCCGAGCGATAGCCATACTACCTGAAGCTGATACACCAGTTCCAGAAGTGTTATTAGCCCCACCAGCACTATAGAATCTATCCCATGTAGTACCGTTAAATACCTTAGCGTGGGCTGAAGTACGCAGTCCATTAAAGGTATTGGAAGTACCGTCTGCACCAGCAGTTGAAACACTAACGCTGTTAGTGCCATCTGTGGCGATAGCCTTAGCCGTACCACCAGTCAGGGTAGCATCAAGGGCTAGTGACCCTGCCGTTCCTATATTGGCTGTAACTGTACCACTAACTGGTTGGGTAACTCCGCTACCATCAGTTTTAAGGGCGGTCATGGAAGTAATACCCTGTACGGTAATCACATCAGCGGAGGCTGTACCGGCCGTACCTAAAGCTGGTTGTTTGGCTGCCGTAGAAGCACCAGATGGAAGTGGAAGTGAGGCTGCCGAGACAGCCATAGTTCCGCTACCAGCATTGGCAGTCACCGTACCTGATACTGGTTGGGTGACGGCACTCCCGTCTACTTTAAGAGCTGTGGTGTTAGCACCAGTGGCAGTCAGGTCTACGGCCAGACCTTTAGTAGCGTCTACTGGAGCGACCCCAGCATTGGTGGCTGGGTCACCTAAGACCATTACTTGTCGGTGTTCACTGTTTGTACCCTCAGTACGGGTATCCATCTTCTTGCCGGAAGAATCCGGCGATAATTGCACAAATGAGTCAGAAATTAGCTTATCCTCCTACTGAGGCCATGACCCCAGAGCATTCCATCGGGAAGTTTTCTTTTAAAAGTTATATAATAATGACACGCCATACAGAGTGTCCGGCAATTTGATTCCTCAAAACGTAATTCTGGATACTCTGACCATCTTTTAATGTGGTCAACTTGTAAGTATCCACCAGACTGGTCACAGATTTGGCAAGTAAAATTATCTCGCTTAAAGATAATCATCTGCATTTGGTCACGAAATCTCACCCTTTCTCCATGCTTTGAACCACCCTTCCAATTGGGGTGTTTTTCACCAGCCATAAACCCTTTAAGACCTTTATTCCAAGCAGGACCAGTTGAAGCATGTTTCATACCTCTATGAGTTGCCCCGATTTTAGCCTTGTGTTCTTCAGTTAATTCTCTATAGATATGAGCACAATGATTAGAGCAGTATTTCTTATTCCAATAAGTGGCTACAAACTCATTACCACAGCGACACTCCAAGACTGACCATTCCTTTTTATTACTGGGTATTCGTCCTCTCTTAAAATGTGTACGACCAGTGTTTGTCTGAATATTAGTATTCTTATTCCAAGGTTCAGGCATAAGACCTACTGTATCTTTATTCCAAGGAGTTTGACCTTTCTGAAAAGTGCCACGCATCTTGGCTTTCATTGCTGGTGTTCGTGTGTATACACCCTTAGGCATTATTTATTTTCCTTATTCATATCTTAAAAATATCATAATTAGGGCATTAGCGATAGGCCAAGTGACAGCCATGTACTTGCACCGCCGACAGGATTATCCAATGTACCTGTTATTAAGTACCGATTGCCACCTGAAAAATAATAAACTTTGGTGGGGTCGCCTGAAACTTGGTAGAGTACGCCCTCCACACCAGTCGTGGGAGCAGATGATACGACAACGACTTCCTCAGATATTTCATCAAACTGGCCTTCTATCGGATTAAATGTAAACTTCTTGATTCCCATCATGTCCTCACATAAGTGTCGTCAGTCGTGTTGACGGTTAGGGTTACAGTTTCTTGAGGCACACTACTTAGGTAAGTAACAATCGTGGAGATAGTGGCCTTGGTACTATCTGTATAGTTAATGATAACCTTATCAAAAGGCTTAGTCAGGAAAGGGGTACGGTCTTTAGTCGTGCCAGTACCATTCCATAAGACAGGTAGAACTCGCTTGGCACTCTCTACATTGTCATGCTCTACTACATCAATACTGGGATTAGTTAAAGCTCCGTCAGCCATTTTTGCTTAGAGCGTCCTGCACCGCTTGTTTTACCTGTTCCTCAGTAATCTTCAGATGTTTGGCAAGTTTAAGAAAGTCTACAGTGTAGGTCTTGTCATTATCCTCAAAGGTTATCTCCACTTTCATTATCTCATCTCCAAGTCACGCTGGGCGCTGAGATTATCTATCTGGGATTGCAGTTTGACATAGCGATACAACTTATCAACTCGGCGTTCACCCAAACTTGTAAGACCTAATCGCTGTTCTAACGCCCGTACCTTACTTAGAAGTTCTAGCTCAGTCATTTCTTTGGCATCGCCCCGTACAAAGTCATAAATCTGTTTAAGGTTAGCTTTGTCGCTGTCTTGGAGGGCGTGGGTGTCTAGGCCGAGCATACCAGCTATCGGGCGAATGTCGTCAAAGGCATAACTCTGGGTGGTCGGCTCAGTCGCAACCTTGGGCTGTACGGAAATACCGTCTGCCATAACTACCTACGCTTTTCAGCTCTACGGGCAACTCTATTTAAAATACGGTTAGCTTTAGCGTCTATTTGGGCTTTTTGGGCGGGGGAAGCATAGCGAGTGGCGAAAGCCTTGGCTAATCGGGCATGAGCCTTGTCCGGCATTGGATAACTGCCACTAACAGCCCCTCGGCCTGACTTGGCTTTACTAGGAAGCCCCATTTGGCTTTTAGGGATTTTTCTGCGAGCAGCAGCATTGAGTTTCATTATTTACCTCGGCGGAGTTGGCGGTAGTTTACTCGTGAGCTTCTATTGAAAGGAGTTTTATTGGTGGTATCTAGTTTAGCTTTAGTTACTTTAGGGGCTGGAGCTTTGGTCTTGCCAGTCTTTAGATAGGTGCGGTTGGCTGGAACACTGGATTTACTAGAACCACCTTTAGGACCGTTGCTATTCTTAGGTCCAGCTGGAACGGTGGGAGGAGCTTGAAAACCAGCAGGACGCTGCTTAACTTGACTGCGCTTTTTCTGGGCAGCAACGTATTTCTTAAATGTAAATGCCATTATTGGCCTACTTTTCGGTTATCTAGCTTGCCTTTAATGGAGGGACGGTAGGCAGGGCGAGAGGTCGGTTTATAGGCTTTCGTGTCAGCCTGACCACGAGTTTGGAACGAACCTGCGGTCTTATGACCAACCTGATTAAGTGTGGGGTCGTTAGCCGAGGGGTTATTGCGACTCGTGCCACCAAAGAATTGTTGAGCTTTTGCCATTATAAATATATTTAAGGCTTATCTTACTTAGATTGTAACGCTGTTTCAATTATTTGCAAGAGCTGGGTGGTTGATTCCTCCCAAGTCGTGGCGTTGGCGTGTTTGATGACGTCCTGCCTAACGATATTCTTGACCTTTTCTGGGAGACTGAGGGCTTCTATCAGGGTTTGGGCGTAGTCTTTCTCGTTTTCGGCTTTGAAACCCCGCCTGACAGTCTCATTTAAGGCCATGACAGGGATTATGACTGGTATACAACCAGCTACCTGGGCTTTTTTGCCAGTCATACAGAACAATTCGCCACCATTAGCTGGGTGAACCCAGTAATCGGAGGTGCGGTAGACGTCATTCATAGTTTCGGCGTCCACTTCACCTAGATTTATAACGCCTTTTTCGTCTATTTGGCCTCCATACGTCACTAGGAGCGTGGCGTCAGGGTGTTCCCTGATGATGCGAGGCCACGCCCCAAGTAAAGTATCAAGCCCTCGGTCTGGTGATGACCCATAGAAGCATTGCTTCGGGATTTTCTTACCTGGATATATCTTTTTCGGGTCATAGCCATGTGGGAGGACATACTTATGGATATTATTGACCGGTATATTATCTTTCGCCCAGTTTGATGGCCAGATAACACCCAAATACTTGCTTAAATCTTTCTGGTCAGCGTCAGTCTCATTAGTCAGATACAGGGTTGGCTCTTTGGGGTCTATCTCCGAGGATTTGATATTGATTGTAACATCGCCACCACCGCTATAATCAGCACGATTATCATTATCATAGATAGTTACCTTGTGTCCTCTCTTTTCCAGTTCCTTAGTCCATTCTACAACTGATTCTTCTGTACCGCCTAGACGGGTATCAGTCGGTTTCCAGCCACCAGCTATCTCATTGAGCAAGAAATTGAGGTGCATTTCTATCCTTATCTGATAAATATTGATTGAGTGGCCACGCTACAGCATCAGGGTTGATGCCGTAGTCAGCTTGGGGGTCGTAAAAGCCATCCATTAAGTAGTGGACAGTGGAGTCCTCTAGGGCTTGGAAGCCGTGCGCATAGCCAGCTGGTACTATCAGACGTTGGTGCTGCTTATCATCTAACTCGGCGGTGACGTATTCGCCTGTAGTCAGGTTGAAAGCTACGTCCAGTATTTTGCCAGAGGAAACCCAGACTAATTTGGTCACGCCTGGCACTTGGTAATGCAAGCCTCTGACCGTGCCTTTCTTACTCCAGCTCTGGTTGCCTTGCTTGGCTTCAAAACCATAGTGTTGGTTATAGGTCTCGGTGAAATAGCCCCGATGGTCTTTATAGACATCTGGCGTGAATAGCAGGACTCCTGGTTGGCCTAATCGTTCAATCCTCATACTAGAAATCCCCATTTATCTTCAAATATTCTGGCGCTCTCATTAAAGTCCTCCTCATTAGGGTAAATTGTTCTCATTGTGGCTCGTCCATAATGTTCCACCACGACAGCGTGATTCTTACCTATCTTAAACCCAGCTTTTCTTGCCCTTATGTGATAATCTTTATCTTCAAAACAACCTTTGGTAAAGCGTTCGTCAAATCCCCCAATCTTGTCATAAACCTCCCGTTTCATCGCCCACAAGCTACCGAAGAAATCTCCCTCTGTAATCTCATCCCTAGTCTCCCAAGTACGGTCACTCATCACCACACTACTTATATCGTACCCCTCATTTAAAGGTTTGATAATAGCTTCCAACCAGCCAGGCGTGTAGATAATATCATTATTAGAAAGGATTAAAATGTCGCCTGTGGCCGCTTTCCAGCCCGTATTGGCACATTTCGGGAAACCACCGTTATCTTGCCGGAATATCTGCTTAACACCGCTGAAGCGTTTGATTATCGGTGAGCCGTCATCTACCACGATAACCTCATCTGGTCGGCCGTATTTCAGGCTTTCCAGACAAGTCTCGGTCAGTTCTATCATCGCCTTATCCTTGTGGTAGGTGGTGATAATCAGGGAAGTCTTAGACACGGATTACTCGTCTTTCTGGTTCTTGTTCCAGGCTGTTTAAGATAGACTCCAGCGTTTCCTTGAATTGGAAGTCGTAGGCTTTTTCAAACTTGGTGGTGACTGCACCGTAGACGTAGTGCGGTTCGTTGCCTAAGTCCTCCACCTTGCCACCGAACTTATCAGTGACAGCCTTAGCGAACTCAGCGACAGTATTGCCGTTAATTGAACAGAGATTGTAGATGCCCCGCTTATCCTCGTCATTTTCCACGATGGTCTGGACGGCACGGCACAGGTCATCCATGCCCAGTATCGGTCTGGTCAGGTGGGCGTTCTTAATCGTCACGACGCCTTTGTTCTTGGCATCCTCTACCATCTTATTGAGCATCAGGTCAGTGCGTAAAACAGGCGAGTAGCCGTTGACTGTGCAGAACCGTAACCCGTAAGTGTGTTTGTTCGCCATTCTCGCCAGCTGGTCAATGATACCTTTAGATAGGTCGTACATATTTAGGGGGTTGAACTCAATGCACTCCTCATCAGCATTGCCTTTAATGCCGTTGTAGACACTGGCGCTGGAGGCATAGATTAGCCGCTGGTCATCGTCCAGTTTGTCCAGCAGGTTCTTAAAACGTACCACGTTATTGACCCACGCTCCGTCAGGGTCGTCCCTGCCCATCGGCATAGAAGAATGTCCAGCTAATAAGATGATAGTATCGTAGTTCCTGATGTCCCACTTGTTCTTACGCTCAATGTCTATACCATCAAAATCAATGTAGTCCCTTAGAGCCGAGCCGATGTACCCCGAACTTCCTATACATAGCGTGTTCATTTGGTTAATTTGACCCTCATATTTTCTGGAACTTTAATTTGGCTATCCTCCCAAGGTTGGCGTTCCATATCAAACCCCAGAGACAAACAGAACCACTCTAGTCTTTCGTAATTCCAAGGGTTGCGGTGGATGGCAGCAGCCACGTTTTCCCAGTCTTGGTAGCGTTCCTTGTCCCAAGGCCGGTAATACTCGCCCACGAGGGAGTAAATCCACTTGTCCTGCAAACCATCCTCTAATATAGACATTGCTACAACATCTATGTCGGGTGTTTCTATGGTGGCTGTACCGCCTTTCTTGAGGACACGGTACATCTCGCTAAACATATCTTTAGACTTCTGATACGGCACATGCTCAATGACTTGGTAAGCTACGATTTCGTCTACTGAGTTACTGTCAAACGGCAATTCGCAGATATCCGCCCTTACATCGGCGGTCTCATCATATAAATCAACACTAATAAAACCAGGGAACGAAGAATCACCGCTACCAAGGTTTAATTTTTTGGCCATAGTTTTAGTTTATCTATCTCTGGAGGCAACTTGGCCTTAATCAGTTTAGGGATAGCACTAGGCGTGGTTGGGTGAACGTTCTCAGTCTTGCGAGCAAGCCAAACGTCCTTGTACCATTTGTCTATATCAAAATCTACGGCGTGAGAGTAGTGACTGATTTTCTTCCAAATCTCAGCGTCAGTCCTAGCCCAAGCGAAATGGTGCAGGACTAGTTCAGGTATCCTATCCCACCAGCATTCCACAACACGTTTGTCTACGAATCTGGTGCTGGGTCGGGTCAGGATAATCGGTACGAAGTCCTCTGGCGGGTCGGCTGCAAAGCCCTTGCCCCAGTAAATCTGTTGCTGGAAACAAGTATAGGCATTGAGAGCTGGTTCGGAGTCTATGAAATCCTTGAGTCGCTGCCAGTTTTCATCATCTAAGAACTCGTCAGGCTCTAAGTTAAGTATCCAGTCATAATCACTCAGGTAATCCTGTCCGGCGTTGCGTTGCTCGGTCTCATTTGGCCAAGCATATTTAATGACAGTAGCGCCAGCTTCCCTAGCAGCAGCTTCCGAACCATCGTCTTCAACTTCCTCACCATACCAAGGCTTGGCAGATAGCAACACGACCTTTTCCTCTACCCAGTCAGGCATATGGTTAAGATGTTTTTCTAAAAATCTAATCTCGTTGTAAACGGTGGCCACCGAAGCTACTCTCATAAGTTACCTCGTAAGGCTCTGAGGTGGTCTTCTATAGCTTGGAGATGGTTCTCAAATAGATTGAGGAACTGCATGATAACTTTCCACTGTTCATCGCTCATTTCAATACCTTGTCCCACGCTAGAGCGGTGGCCTGCCAACTATTCTCCTGTAATACTTGGTCGGCTATCTGTTTAAGGTCTTCTTCGTTACGCTCGGTCTTGAGCGTGGCTACAACTCGGTCTATAAACTTGGCCAGTTCTTTGGGGTTGTTCTGGATGTCCACAATTTCAGGCTCATCAATCAAGACGGTTTCCTGTAAGGCAGCCAGACCGCTGGTAATGACACGGCAGCCAGCAGCCTGGGCTTTGAGGGCAGTAATGCAGAATATCTCGGTGAAACTGGTGGGATAAGCCCAGACGTCAGTGTCCTGCATAAGCTGGTTCAGTTCCTCGTGTGATAGACGGCCTTTGGACTCCATGCCAACATCAGCCATCTTTCGGATAACATTCCACTTCCATTTCATCTTTTCGGGATTCTTGGCGTGGAACTGGTCGTAGATGTCCCAGCCGTATGCCCAGACTGTAGTGACCTTGCGCCCCAGCTTTTCTTCAATAGTTGGAATCATGTCCAACAATACATCTAAACCCCTATCAGCACTTGAAAAAAAGCCTATATCGTAAACTCTAGTATTCGTCTTTGATGCCATGACCGATAATCACTTCCTTGTCTTTAGGTACTTTTGCTTGGGCGGCATGGTACTTACTCTTAAACATAATCTTGTCGGTATTCTCCAACGTGGAGTTGGTGATTTGGGCAGCGCCCTGTGGCATGTCGTGCATGTCCAGCACTTTCAGCCGAGCCTTGATGTCCCGTGTGAAGCCAGGCATCCGCCAACCTACAAAGACATCAAACTCATCCCAAGGGTTAAATAAAGTCCAAGGCTTATACTGAACTCCTTTACCGTCTAGTTCCCCAGTTTCCCACATCTTTTCAGCTTCTTTATCGCTATCAACAATATATTTAAGGTCGTCCCAATATTCTTCTTCACGCTCATTAAACACCGTCACTTGCCAGCCAAGTTTGGCTAACTCTCTGGATAAGTAGACGACGGCTTCTTCGCTACCACCCATGCCTTTATCCAACGTATCTGGCCCCCATGTCTCAGTGCCTTGACCACAGTAGAAGACGATACTTTTCTCAGGCCACTTCTTTTTAGGTAGGAACTCCGCCCGTTCAGCGTTAAGGCGAACGTCCGAGAATATGCGGGCTGGTAAGGACTCAAATATCTTCTGGGGCTTGCCGCCGTTGCCTTTGATGTAATGCAGTAGCCACTTGGCGTAGTCTAGGGCTTTCTGGTCAAAGTAGGCGTTCTCAAAGACGCTGTCCCAGTCCACCTCGTCTATCTTGCCGATGTCCTTGAAGAAGTTGGGGGCTTGGCGCAGGACTTCCTGGTATAACTTGTAGGCTTCCTTGACCCGGCCACTAAACAGGAAGCACTGGGCGCCCATGGCCAGGCCACGGTACTTATAAAGCGTCGGGTCTATTACGTTCAGGGTGTTCGGTATCGGTTTGTTGACAGCCACTTCCAGCCACTCAATACCTTTCTCATATTCCTCCATCGTGGTATAAATCATAACCTTGATGTGGTAGGCGTCGGGGAAGTCCGGGCGCAGTTTGATGGCCTCATCAGTAGCGTAGAGGGCTTGGTCGTAATTACCGCCTTTCCACTCGGCCTCGGCTATCCTACACCAGCTGCGGTACATGTCTTGGTCGCTGCCAGAGGTCTTGATGTGCTGGAGGAAGTATTGGATAGCCAATTTGTCATCGCCTTCGGCTAGGGCGGCCATGCCGAGGTACTGGGCGTCACGGGGGTCTTTAGTCTTCTCGTAATGCTTCTGGAGAATCTTCTTGTTACGCTTCATACTAGCTATGACGTCCACTTTGTCCTTCTGATGCTTGACCGTTACCCATTCGGACTGTTCGGCCACGCAGGGCGGTCCTTGGAAGGTCTCGTGTACTGGGGCGTCCCAATGACCTTCGTAGCTTCGTCTGATGAGCCGTTCCCGCCAATGGTCGGAGATGGCGTCCCCGGCTTCGTTCTGGTCATAGTCATAGCGCAGCTGGACAACATCCACGTTGTTCTGTACACAGTACTTAACAAGTTCACCAATACGTTCAGGGTTGATTATCTCGTCATCGCTGTCGGCCCAAAACCAGAATTTGGTGTCTATAGATTTTAGGTTGAAGTTCCGCGCGGCAGCAAAGTCGTCCTTCCATTTGAAGTAAGTAAGAACAAGTCCGTCAGCATCTGGGTGATTTATATTTTCAAAGTATGTCTTAAGTTTGTTGTATTCTTTCTTATCCTTATCAGCAACAGTGACAAAATATTTGTCAAAATATAATCTGTACTTCTCAATAAACTTAATCGTGGTTTCGGCGTCGTTGGTGATTTGGGACAGGCCGAGGGTCATGATATACCCTTATACATTTCAAACATCTCTAGAAAAATCTTCTTTCCTTGTTTGTCACTCATCTTGCCCCGTTCTATCATATCGTCCAATTCGTGCAGGATATAAGCATCCAAACTCTTATAACTCTCCACCAGTTTCTTGTCCTTGATAAACTTCTCGCCCATTTCATAGACAAACTGTTTTTCCGGAGTATCTAGTTTCATCGTCTGATGGCCTCGTCTAAAGCCCGGAAGCAAGCCCTAGTATTAAAGTAGAACTGTTTGAAGTTAACTTGGGCGACGTTGTCATGGGGGATAGCCAGCCACATGTTCTCAAACTCATCAAACTTGCCGTGGATGTCAGCTTCAACCTGGGCGAGCCTGCTGTCTAATAATGCTTCAGTAGTAGGTGTCAGGCCGAAGTAGAGCTTAGGTTTGCCATTAGGCTGCTTGTCGCCCTCGTCTACCGTGCCGAGCAGTTCGTAGCCCCGTAACATCAAGTAAGCCGCAAAGCTGGCGCTAGTGGTCAGGTAGAGGTCTTTGCGCTTTAGGTGGCCGTCTTGGAGACTCACTTTGGGGCTTATCTTTCTGGCTTATATGGTTGATTAACTGAATCGTACACTCCGCTTATGGATGTGTCAAGTAAGCCTTTCTGGCACGTTGAGCCTTACACCTACAAGCATTACCACAGTATTTCTTACGCTCATACATAATGGATTCCACAGTCTTCCCACAAACTAAACATTTAATCGTCTTTGGCTTACGCCCCTGTATAGGCCAGAATCCTCTTTTGACTTTAGCTCTATATTGATTCTCACTGTTATTCACGGGTTCTAAATGTTTGGGATTAACGCACAGTTTGTTACTACATAAATGGTCAATTTGTAATCCGTCTGGGATTTTACCAACAAAATGTTCATAAGCAAATCGGTGTGCAGATACAATTCCATCGCTAAGTTGGAAGCCGCCGTATCCTTTACCTCGCTGGAAACCAGTCCATAACCAACAGCTATCAGTTTTGTTTACATACTGTAAGAAACGTACCTTATCATCACCGCCTCTCATTTGGAGGGGCTTGTTTAAGTCCATGCCCTTTCGTTTACGAATATAGTGGACATTACATAATCCCTTAGCATAGAGTTTGTTAGAACAGTCAGTAATAGTACACATGATACGATTATACTACACAGTATTATCATGTCAAGACGCGCCCGGTTACCTCATCGTAGCGCTTTTCTCTTTTCGGGGTGAACTTGTGGGGCATCTTCTGGTCCATCTCCCAGCAGCCGTATTCAAAAGCCCTGGCTCCGTGCGAGTATTGGTCGTGCATTGGTATTTCGTTTGATTGGTTGGGGGCGGATTCTTTCTTGGCGTCTGGGTAACGGTAGTTGTTTAGGACGTCTATGAAACGCTCAGTGTTAGGACTGTCCTTTATAAATAGTCTGGGAACGTATTTGTGGGCGGTTCTGACCTGGCTGACGATGTCAGGAATTGAATTGGTGGTCATAAAGACGCCGAGCTTGTCCAGCTCCTCTATGGCGGATGTTCCAGTAGTGAGAGACCTGGCCCGTCCGGCGATGTCGCCGACATGCTTGGTGGGAACGGAGTAAGGCTTGCTGTTTAAGACCTGCACGAAATGGTTGATACTGACATTGGACGCTTCGTAATAATCTATGACCCTTAGTTCGCCCTCCATCGTCTGCACCCATATCATGGCTGTCGGGTCGTTGACGCCAAAATCCCACCACACTTCTAAAGGCAGGTTGCTCTCGTAGTTGATGTCTTTCCTGACCTGGACTTCCTCGTTGAACTCCTTGTATACAACGCCCACAGGCTTGATGTATTCGGCTTTAATTTCCTGCTGGAAGAAATCCTCACCGTAGGCTTTATACTCGCTCTCAAGGTCTCTCAGTTCCTCTCGTGATAAGTCTGGGTTGTCATAGCTGCTGTAGTGGAACTCTTTGAAGATGCCGCTCTTACTAAGCCGCCACATGCCTCGCTTTCCTTTGGGGGTTCCGGCGACAATCGCCCACGCCCTGTGAGTCGCTAAGTTCGGTCTAATAACTAACGGCCAGATGTCTTCCTGCCAGTCATCGTACTCGTCCATGCCGATACCGCCCCAGTTTGATATACCTCGGAGTGCCTCTTTGTTCTCCACACCGTATAGCTGAATCTTACCGCCGTTCGGGAAGGTGACTGATAACTCCTGCTCGTTGGTCTTGTACTCCAGTCCTACAGCCTTGAAATGCTTTAGGAGTCTGATGATGTGGTCGTTCCAAGCGATGTTCTTAGCCTGCAACTTGTTGGGGGCGATGTACGGATAAACCAATCCAGTTTCCAACGCACCCTCTATAAGTCTTGAAATGATGAGGCTAGTCTTGCGCCATTTCCGCCCAGCCCGTAGTAGGACGAAGCGTTGGCCCTCATCAACCGCCTGTAAGACCTCCTGCTGGGCTGCGTGGGGGTGTGATGGAAAGAATGTATTTAAGGTTGGTTTGGGCATTTGGTTTAATTGTACTACGAGTATTTACATCCCTTGCCTAGGCACCTGTCCCTACCCTCTGGTTTAGGATGTCCATTGGGACAGAACCTCATAGCACCAGTAAAGGCTGGGTCATTCTGTACCTTAACAACATTCTTTGCCATTTCAACAGGGTTCTCAGTATAGTTCTTAGCTATCGCCTTATGGGTCTTCTCGTTTGTTTCCAGTGCGACAGCCGACCCAATATGTTCTAACCTAAATATCATACCGCCCCGTTCAATGATTACCGGTTCTTCAGCCAACGCTAAATTGAATGCTTCCTTTAACCTAGCTCTGAATGCAGGGACGTTATAGTTCATGTACATTACTGTACACTTATGTACATACATATACAATACTAAAAAATTAAATCTATATATCTGCATTGTGAAATACGGTTCTCATCTGTACACGAACATATCACTTCGTTCTTTACTCTGATGGAACTGGGACCCCTAAGCAGGTTCTTATCTGTTAGCTTTTGTATGGTAGGACAGTATTTAAGCATTCTTATAATAGTGAGTGTACACGCTACATGTGGTGGTGTAGGTATACTTATATGTATAGTGGTGTGATTAACAGTGGTGGGGTTAGTCGCACAAGATACATTGTGCGACCCACTACTTACTTGTCTTGGTGACCTTAGCCTGTACCTGCTTCCTAACAGGGAGTGGGAGGCCTCTACTGACTGTGAAGGAGTAGTTGTTATCTGTTGTAACCTCTCTCTTATCTTGGTAGCCGTAGTGGTTCTTTAATAGGAAGATTGGGAAGGCTGGGTTGCGTGTCATACCTGCTGTTATCAGATGAGATTCAAGCATTTCCTCTATTTTTTTAAGCCGCTCTTGGATAGATGGTATACCACTATACTTCTCCTGCCATTTATTAAACTGATGTCTACTGTATTGCTTGGTATCAAATAATTGTACCTTGCTTATAATCTGTTGTTGGGCGGCCAGTTGGTCAATCATGGACTGTAATTCTTTATTTACCCATACACTATCCTTTATATATTTATTGGTTTGTTTTGGGCGGTTTTGGGGCGTGGGCTTCGTTAGCTTTTCACTAGGTTTTACTATTGTTTGCATAAATGTATATTATCATGGTTGGTGAGGTTGACGTAATACATTATCTATGCTATACTGTGGTTATGTCAAACAACAAACACACAATCAAAGTCCGGGTTAAGCGAAACAATAAGTTAGTCCTTAGGTATTTAATAGGCAATCTTTTAATGGGTTGGCTTGAGTGGTTGAGTGATTTGCAGGTTAAGTTAGACAAGCCTATCTCTGTTAAACGCTGAGTTATCCACTTTCTTTCCACAGTTTTGTTGGTTGGGTGCAACAATGTGCCTTGACAATGTGCTTAGACTCGCTTATACTGGAGCGTAGCGAAAGTGAATTATCACTCTAGCTCGCACATTAAAGCAAGACAAGGCCAGTCAGTCACCGAAACAGTGGCATGACCAAAACCAGCGGACTGGCCTAACCCTTGCGACAACAAGTCACTGGTGAGCAATCGGAGTGACACAGAACATTAACAATTTAGATTGACTGGTCAACTGGCTGCATAAGTCACGTACAACTAAAAGAGGCCTGTGTGGTGTGTGAAAACTCTCTTACTTATACAGCCGTTTGGCAAGTCAATCACCAGCAGTATGCTAACCACTATACGGGGCAATCCTAGTAAGCACCTTGTCAATCATAATTTTAAGGAGATATCATGAAAGCATTTACAGTTAAGAAAAGTGGGAATGGTTGGGCGGTTTATGGATACTTGGGAACACTTGTAGAAAGCGATTTCCCTAGTAGACAAGCCGCTTGGGATTGGATAAAGATAAATACTTAGAAGCTGGCCAGTCTTTTGATTTAAGACTGGCCTCGTCGGTCGGTCAAAACCTTAGGACTAGCCAGTCGTGGTGATTAACCACATTATAGCATTATGTTCGGCAACGTGCTTATTAGGGAACGGACTTAGTAATGGCTTATCAGCACTTAATTTAAGGAGATAAGACCATGAATGGAATAGTAAACTGTCCTGATTGCCATAAAAATGTTGTGGCCGGACAAATAGACTTGCATAAGAGAGCAGGTGATTGTGGGTGAGTTTATTATCGGCTGGGTATTTGGTTACTGGTTTACTAAAGTAGACTGGTCAAGACTCAAGCCTAGATAACGCCAGTATAAGTGCTGGCAAGCTGTTACCAAGTCCAAATGATGTACCTTAATTAGTGATTAATTAAGGAGGACAATATGAAAATCAATGTAGTTTATAAGCCTACGCCAAAGTTTATCGTCAAGCATGTAACACCGTTTACAGTGGCAGTGGACAAGGCAGCAGCTAATCTATGACAGTGGTTTTAGTACTTACTTGGGGGTTAATCATCTATAGCCTTGTGTTTACCGTAGGTTTTCACATAGCTTGGTTGCTTGACCAGCTCAAGAAGTAAGCCAGTTTAATCACTGGCTAAGGTACATCAATTAGAACCAATGCTATGAGTGTGGCTTAAGAGTGAGAAACGAGGATGATATGACTTTAAAAGAAGCTAACCAAGTAATGATGAGCCGAGGTTGTGAGTATTTTGACCACACCGATAAATCAGTTTCAGAGTGGGGCGAATCCCTTTTGAACAGTGAGGTCAATCAATACACTCAGTTAGGCGATACGACTTTCATAAATGTATTGCCTCACGGCACAACTATAAAGCGATATAACAAGGGAACAGTCCTTAGTTGGTTTGAGCGAAACAATGACTAAGACAATCACCATTAAACTGACGGAAGCACAGGCTTGGACAGTGTGGCGAGCAGTCGGCAATGATATGCAGGACTATTTGGACGACTACGGACAAGCTAATGTAGCTAAAGAAAATAGAGAAGCTAGGAAAGTAAACGCCTTTCTTGAGCGGTTACAGGACAAGATAGCCAAGCAGATATACGCTCAACAAAAGCAGACCAGTTAAATATATAATAACTGTTAATACCACTTATTAGCTGCACTCTTAGGATTGGTTCTATGGTATGGGGTGGCTACGCCACCGAGTTGGTGCGACTCTGTTAAATGGCTTGTGGGAGGCTCTGCAAGCAGCAGCCAACAACTATTAAATTAAAATAAGGAGTGGGTAAAATGGTTAAAGCATGTATAGTTTGGTGGACGCTGGGGCTGTGTAGCGGTATTTTGGTGGGTGATTGGCTCAGACTACGGTTTGGCACTAGAAAAGCCCGTAGAACGGCTCTAAATAGCTCTCAGAGGGTAATGCAACGTGAGAGGAAGCCCCAGCAGGTGGATTACAAGGTCGGTAAGGTTTCTAAAGGCACGACTAAATATAATCGCGTCAAGCAAGCTAATAAGGCGGTAGAGAGCCTTAAGTAAGTTGTTCTAGTAGGCTTTCAGCGCAATCTGTTAGTGAGGGGTTGGTGGTGGCATAGTAACACCGCCCCTCGGTTTCATAACACATGTTCCATTCACCTTTTATATCTCTAGTTATCATTAAGTAAAGACGATTATCTTCGTCATCATCATGAATATAGGCTGGTAGTTTATTGAGTAGTTCTTCTAACATGATATGGACTGGGCCGACCCCCAGTAGTTTTTATTTGGGGCTGTTTTTATTTTAAGAGACTTGCAGCCAATGTTTAAAGTGGTTGGGCGTTTCCTGGATTAAGACGGTTAAGGTGCTTAAAGTCAGTCGGGGCTTTACAAGCAATGTATACTCTAACTGTAATGAAAAAACAACATATAAAAACAGGAATTGAGTTTGCACCTATGCTGGTTAAGGGGGTTGGGGGCGGTGTGTTCAAGCATGTGATACGGCCGGAAATGACGGCTAAGCGTGGCTGGATTGCTGTTGGAATAGTAGTGGGCGCACACGAGCTGTTGTGTGAAGCCGGGGAGACATTAAGCGAGGGCGCGGATAAGGCTTTAGAGAGTCATCCGGTAGCAACCTCTCTGGCTATCGGTTATACGGCGTTACATTTACTCAACAAAATTCCACCTAAGTTAGATGTGTTTAATATGTTGGCGGTGAATTACAAGCCTCCCCATATCGGCTATCTGACTAATGCTGAGATTGACGCTCAGTTATCATAAACCCCAGCTCCATTGATTAGTACCTACCAGATACATCAATGTTTGTGCTGGGGTTGCTGGCGTGTGTATGCCTACTACACTATATCACTACCCATTGCTATAAAAAGTATAGTAATAATGGGGCTGCGCCCCTGCTCCTCCAGCCGTTTCCTAGTATTACCGGGATAAGGGTTCTTGTGGTTGCCTTATCTGTTTATCCCGTATAAAACTGAGGTGTCCGTGTGTTAGTCACAGGGTAGTAATCTTCTGGATTCAGCCGTCCATCTCCCTACTACTGGGCTGCTTCGGCACTATCCTGACGAAT